AGCTATAGAGTTAGCTAGTTTTGGAGAAAACTTGCAATCTACAAGAAATCAACTTGTCTTGTTGAAGGATCTTTTGAAAGACAATCTTAGCAAGAATCAATTTATAAATTAGAGAATAATTGTGGCTATTAACTTACAGTTTCCTTTAAGAAAATACAATAAAGGATTTTTTCAAGGAAATGATACTACGCTTGAAGCTGTTAGAGAGGATATTAAGATACTTCTACTAACACGAAAAGGTGAGCGATTAATAAATACTGGAATAGGAACAAATATTGCCGTTTATGCAGGTGAACTATTTAGGCAGATAAATAAAACAGAAATGAAAGCTAGAATTGCATCAGAAATAAGGGCAGCTCTAGAGACATGGATGCCTCATATTAATTTGATAGGTCTACAAGTATTGACTATTGATGAAGATCCAAATTTAAGAGACAACGATATGGTTGTTAAGATGGATTATAAATTGACAAGCGCAGAGGCAGCAAATGATAGTATTCAACTTAGAATGAGTGCATAAAATTAAGAAATGTATTGCTAGAAGAACAAGATATATCAAAATTTGCTTTAAATCCAAAATCAATAAATAGAGACAAAGCTACTGGAATGAGAACAGCTAATAGAGTTACACAGCTCAATAGCAAGAGAAGACAAAAAAGAAAAGATAAAGCTGCTAAGAAATCAAAAAAGAGATAACGAATGGCACAAACAGCACTGAAAGAAGTTCGTAATATAAATTATTTGTCCAAAGACTTCGATTCGATAAAAACAAGCTTAATAGAATTTATACAGCAAAACTTTCCAAATGATTGGCAAGATTTCAATGAAGCTTCAGGAGGAATGGCTCTATTAGAAATGATTGCTTATGTTGGTGACTTAATGTCTTTCTATATTGATAGACAAGCCAATGAAACTTTGATTCATAGAGCTGTTGAAGAAAAGAATATCATTGGACTATCCAAAACATTGGGTAGAAAGCCAAAGTTTGCAGTTCCAGCTGTAGTAAATGTTTCGTTAAGTGCAGAATTAACAGCATCTAATTCAGCCGCTCAATTATTTACAATCAAAAAAGGCACAAGAATTGCTACAACAAATGAACCTTCAGTCAGTTTTGAAATATTGAATGATGTTGATTTCAATCTATCAGCTAATAGATCATTGCTCAATGATGGTACAATAGTTACTGCAAGTGTTTCAAGTGTTTCGGCTATAGCGGGTCAATCAAGAACATTTGTATATACTGTTGGAGCTCCTTCTAAATTCCTTAAGATTACTTTACCAAATGAAGATATTACAGAAATTACATCTATTTCAAGTTCAGATGGAAATGAATGGACTGAAACAGAATATCTAGCACAGGATACGATCTTCTTTGGAGATGATAATGATACATCCAGTTCAGGTGACATCGCATCTGTCCTCAAATTTAAAAGAGTACCAAGACGATACACTACAGAGGTGGAACCAGAGGGCGTTCTATCGATACGCTTTGGATCAGGAAAAGAAACTCTTGAAGATTCGGAAATAATACCCAATCCAGAAGATTTTGTTTTACCTCCAACTTTGAGAGGCTCGGCATCCGGGTTCATTCCTGCTACAATTAATTCAGCTCAATTCTTAGATACAAGATCCTTGGGAATTGCTCCTGGAAATCTTGCATTGGATATTACATATAGATTTGGAGGTGGATTAGATACAAATGTAGGATTGAGAACACTCAATAAATTCACAAACTTAGATATTATTTATAAGACTGCTAATTTCACAAGTGTTTCCGCTGATGTAGTATCTGACATAGAATCGAGATTGAGAGTATTCAATGATGAACAAGCATCTGGTGGAGCTGAAAGAGAATCATTAGATGAAATGAGAGAAAATGCTGCAGCATTCTTTGGTGCACAAAATAGAGCTGTTACTTTGCAAGATTATCAGGTTTTATCTATGAGTATGCCTCCTTCATTTGGTACTGTATTTAGATCCTATGCAAGGAAAGATCCTTCCAATAATTTAGGAGTTGAATTATTCTTGGTTGCTAGAGACACTGATAAATATTTGACTTCTCCTAATGGAGTGTTGAAAAACAATGTTGAAACATATATCAAGAGATTCAAGTCATTCTCTGATTCTATAAAAATAAGTGATGGTAAGATTATCAATTTGAGTGTAGACTTTTCAATAGTTCCTGAGCCTAATATAAATGTAAACGAAGCATTGCTTGAAGCATTCTTTGTACTTAAAGCTGAGTTTGATATATCAAATTCTTGTTTTAATGACTTCATAGTAATCCCAGATATGATAGCAAAACTACAGTCGATAGACAAAATAAGATCAGTGGCATCATTCAATCTTGGAAATATAGTCAATACAAAAGATGGTAGAACATATTCAAATGTAGAATTTGATGTTAAGGCTAATACGTTCAACGGAATTGTTAAGTTTCCTCAAACATCTATTTGGGAGCTTAAATATTTAGATTTTGACATTATTGGTAGAGCCATATAATGCTACTCAAAGAAGTACTAGATAAACCATACAAATATAAATGGAATTTCAAAGGAATGCAACTCTGGATAGCTGAATTTAGCACTGAATCTGGTGTAAAATATGAAGTCGGATTTAATGATATGAATACTCAAAATAATCCTGATATGAGATTTTGGGAAGTACAATTTCATAATTTAGACCAAAAAAATGCTTCAGCTATTTCAGGAACGGGAGATGAATTCAGAGTATTTGCTGCTATTATGGCCATTACGCAAGAAGTTATTAAGAAAACTGATCCTAAAATTCTCTATTTTACTGCTAAAGAGAAAAGCAGAGTTAGTCTATACAAAAAACTCATTTCAAGATATGCTAAACAATGGGGATTTTTCTTAAAGGATACGGGCAAGAATGCCGATGGTGTTACTTTTCAATTAGAGAAAAAACAATGAGTGTAAGACGAGCTTATGCTGACAAAGATACATTTATCAACGAAAAGAGTTTAACTTCAAACTTTGGAGCTTCTCCAATATTAGAGGTATGGAACTTATTCGACTTAAAAATAAATAGAAAAGAATTTGCAAGAACAATAATGAGATTCAATCTATCAGCATTAACAGCTGATATTGCAGCTAATAACCTAGTAGACCCTAGAACGGATACTACGGTCACGGCTTATATGTATGTGTTCAATGCAAAACATGGAGACGATCAAGCACAATCGTTTAATATAAATGTTCATCCTTTAACACAGGAATGGGACGAAGGGACAGGTTTAGATAATGATCAACTTACTGAGACGGGTTACGCTAATGCTTTATCGGCACAATCTACAGTTGCTTGGACAGCTACTGGTGGGACTTACGTTGTTGACTCTTTCTCTGCTACCCAGTCTTTTGATCATGGTGAAGAAGATTTAAAAGTTGATGTAACTAGCATGTTTAAGGAATGGTTGGCTGGGAATACAGGAAACTTTGGTGTAGTATTAAAAATGACTGATAACCAGGAAATTAAAACTGGTGCATTATCAGCAACAAACATATTCACAAAGAAATTCTATTCAAGAGAAACAAATACAAGAAGAGCTCCTTACATACAAATGGAATGGCCTGGTGCTATTAGAGATGATAGATCTGCTATCTCATTCAATAGTACAGGAAGCTTGTGGTTCTATAATATAATCAACGGCCAGTTGCAAGACTTAGATGGAACTAATGATTTCCCTGGTAATATAACTTTATCAGGTGTTTCAGCTGATGATTCAGCTTCGGCTTTACATACCGCTTTAACAGCTGTTAGATTTGAAAAGGGAATTTATAAATGTAATGTAGGAACTATGCCATTGAGTGGAAATGATTATGCTTCATTCAAAGATAATTGGTTCTTATCCGCTTCACCTACTGCAAACTATACATTTGTATTTACGGCTATAAATCCTGCTTCTGGGTTTGCTGACTATTCAACATCGAAATATAGAACAGCTTTCAAGAATCTTAAAAGAAGGTATGAAAAGGGAAGCAAACCTAGAATAAGATTACATATCAAAGATGATTCAACAACATTCACAGCATTAACAGCTGCAACAACTGCAGTGACTAGCTTCACTTGTACCGATGGAACTTGGGAAATTAGAGAAACACAAACCGATCTGGTAGAAATACCAGCTAGTCAAATGTCTTATGACGCTAATGGTAATTTCTTTGAATTTGACACAACAAATCTTTATACAGGAGTTGATTATCATCCCGTATTAAAGCTAAAAATTAAGGGTGAGACAATATTTATAAATGAACCTGAACGATATACATTCAAAGTAGTATAGGAGCTAAACAATGAAATTAAACGAAGCGATGGCTAATATGCCAATTCACAAGGATTGGGATAAAGTAGTAAAAGCCTTTGAGAATTTCGATAAAAGACATTCAGCCGATATAGATAATGAAGCTGGTATGGATAGTGGCATTGAAGACATCGCAACATCTTTAATAGCTGTTGATGACGAAATAGGAGAAGTTCAACGGCTATTAGCCAAACACTGGAGCTAAATAATGAAATTGAAAGAAGCAAAGAGAAAG